CGAGGCTGGGTCGCCACCACCACATCTAGTGTTCACCCTGCAACTCAACACGGCAGCACGACTAGATTGCACACCCAATCCCGTGGAACACCGATAGATACTGGCGAATTCCGTGGAACAGGATTCAGCATTATATACATTGTTACAAGTACTAGGGGGAGGGGGTCGATTTTTCCGACGACGAAAAAAAGGGGGAGCGGTTTTAGTCCCCCTCAAAAATTCTCCAAAGGGGGACTACACGCGACACTATCCCCTATAACGCCGCACGAAGCCTACATTCCCGTACTAGCGCATTTCCGCTCACAAGCCCCCAATCCATGCCCGATGTTCCCGACTGGGAACTTGCCAAGTTAGCGTTCCCCTCGCACATTGCGTTTACCACCCCGCGCCTCTGCAAGAGCGTTTGGTACTCGGCACGCGAACCCGTGGGTGGTACTTTACTTACGCTTTACTTATGGCTCCTGCGGTTGGGATCGAACCAACGACCTAGTGATTAACAGTCACCCGCTCTTCCTCTGAGCTACACAGGATAAAAAACACCTCCCGAATTACGCATGCAAGCAGAGGCGCGGGAGGTTTGCTGGATGGATGCTATTTGTTTGTCAGCACCCTGTCAACTCCACAAGTTCCCCCTTGACGCATGGTGATTCCCCTAGCATTTGGGGAGCATGCCCGACACAGTGTCGGTGCTTTACTATTTATTATCATGGCTAGTTCGAATGCATACGACCTGCAAGGTCAAGGTGGTGGTCAGGTCTACAGTTCCACGGATGGTGCTGTGACCGGGCAATTCCGTTGGGTGCAACTTATCAACGACACCACATTCAGCGCGTTTAACACCGCAAACCTTACTAACTCCAGTACTCGCATGGCTGGTGTTTCGATTCCTGCGGGAGTGGGTATCGGTGGTTTGATCACCGGGTTTACCATCACCACTGGTTTGGTTATCGCCTACCGCGTTTAATGTCGCAGTTCCGCTCCACTGGTGGGTTAGATGACTTGATCACCGATGCTGGTGATCGGATGTTCTATGGTGTGAACCGTAGATTGCAGCTTAACCAGCTCCAGCCCGGAGAGGTTCGCGAGAGCATCAATGGGAGGATGGAGGGGTTCTGGAAGCCTCGAAAGAATGTCCAGTTGGTTAGCCCTGCGTTGACTACTGGTGGCGGTCCACTTCAGCTTCCATTCCATATCCTTCCTAGCCCGTACTATCTAGCGATTACTGCTGTGTCCTATGCGGCAGATGTGGTGACCATTACGGTGGCGGGGCATGGGTTGGCTATCGGACAACCGGGTAATCTTACGGTATCTGGCATTAACTTTACTGGCACGGACAGCAATGGGGTCAAGGCTGTTACCGCTGCTACAGTAGATACTCTGACTTTTCCTGTAACTGGGGTTACTGGCGTTGCGCTTGGGGCAACTCCAAGGATCACCCAGATTAATATCAACGATGCTGCCGCTAGCGAGGTTCTAGCCTCCTGCGTGTTTTCTGACCCTAACGACTCCAACAAGGAGTACATCATCGTTGCTCTGGAGACTCTAGCGAAGAAGATCGACATCTCTACCACGTTAATGACGGCGACGACCCTACCTTACCCTGTGGGTGCTACGGTTGGTGAGAAGTGCGACATGATCCAATGCTTTGACAAGGTAATGCTTTTCCGTGATGGGCAACAGGCGTTGGAGTGGTATCCACATGGGCGGCCTGTAGTGTCTGCCTCACAAGCAGGGACTACGACCGTTACCATGAATGTCCGTGACCACGGGTTGACCGCTGGAACATCTGTGGTGATTGCGGGTTTGACTGGCGGGACGCCACCTAATGGCACATTTACCGTAGCTTCTGTCATCAACAAGGATAGCTTCACCTATGTCGGGCCTACGAGTCAGACTGTGACCTTTGGCGTTACCGCTGCCACCATGACGGATGGGTTTACCCTTTCCCCCGGTGGCCCATACACCCAACCTCAGACATTTAACGCAAACGGAAGCAATATCGTTGCAACTAGTGGGTTGGTTACAATGACCATTACTGGCAACACGACACTTCTTGCTGGTGATGTGGTTACGGTTTACGAATGCACGATTCCAGAGTTCTCGTCATTGGTTGGTAAGAGCTTCCAGCTTGTTTCGGCAACCACAACGCAACTTCAATTTTATGCTCCAGTCCCAAATGTTAGTTCTGGTTCCAGCTCGCAACAAATTGAAGTTGGCGGCAGGTTCTCTGTAGGCGGTGGGTTTATGCACCAACCCGGTGCGCCTTGGGGTACTTACTTCCAACGCCGAATCTGGGTTCCGTATTACTACGAGCCGGGTGGCACATTTGGTTCATACACCTACACCAGCCGCAAGATCACCGATGAGATCGTGGCATCCGATATTCTGGATACCACCACCTTCGACCAGATCGCAAACCAGTTCCGAGTTTCTGGGGGTACGGCAGATTATGTAGTGGCGATGCACGGGTTCTACGAGGATGCGCTGATTGTATTTAACCGCAATAGTATTCATCAAGTTAAAGGCACACAGGGAAGTCTAGCTGACACCGTGGTGACCGAGTTGACTGGTGAAATTGGGTGCTTAGCTCGCAAGACCGTGGTTATGCGTGGTGCTGACATGATTTTTTTGTCGGATAATGGGATTTACGGGCTAACCTTCCTCAATGATTACAACCTTCGTGGCACGGAAGAGCCACTTTCCAAGAATATCCAGCCGTACATTGACCGAATCAACAAGAATTTGGCTGATAAATCCACAGCAATTCTGCACGACAATAGATACTATATCGCAGTACCGCTAGATTCTGTACCAAATGGTAACGATGCGCGTGGAAACAACGCGGTTTTGGTGTACAATTTCCTCAATAAAGGCTGGGAATCTGTAGATACATACGGAGATTCTAGGTTTTTGATCGAAGATTTTGTGGTTACTACCGCAGGGGTGCGTAATGACCTCTATGCTATTGCTGCCAATGGTGGCTTGCACAAAATGGAGTCTAGTGAGTCAAACACCGACTACCTTGGTGTAACAAATGAGGCTAACATCAAGTCAGCTGTGTTTACTGGTAGTATTAGTGGAACAACATTGACAGTTTCCTCGGTATCATCTGGGACTATAGAGCTAAATGGGTCTATCGTTGGTTCTGGCATTCTTCCATCTGGTGCTAACATTGTTAAATTTCTAACAGGATCTGGAGGGACTGGAACATACACAATCGACCCACCTCAGCCAACTCTTACATCAAGAACATTTGAGCTATTTACAAGCCAAGCTACGCCAGCTATTGTGTCATCTTACCTAGTCAGCCGTGGATATGACTTTGGCACGCTTGAGCGCAAAAGGTTCACGGACGCTCAAGTCCAGATGCAGGCACTTGTTAACGAGCAAGCCGAGTATAACATTGCTTTTGCGGCCGAAGATCCGGACTCATCTGTTAATATCGGAAGCACTACCACATTCCTTGGTGGAACTACTTTAATCGCTGATGGTGCAGGTGAGTCCGAAACAGCCAGCATCCGCTGTAGGCTCGGTGGGGTGCGCGGATACACAGGAACCATCACATTGACAAGAACTATCGGTTCACCTAAGATACATTCCATCAAAGTCTCTGGTTCCATAACTAATAGGCAAATCCTCTCACAGAAATAATCCAATGGGCGTTGTAAATACCACTTACACATTTACTGGAACCGATACAATTACGAGTTCCAAGCTGAATAATATCATCGACGACACGACATTTACCAGTGATGCCATCTCTGGATCTAGCTTGCAGATTGTATCTCCAGGTAAACTTGCCGTTGCCGCTGGTGGAATTACGGCTAATGAGCTTGCAACTAATTCTGTAACCACAGCAAAGATTACTGATTCTAATGTAACAACGGCAAAAATCGCGGATTCCAACATTACCCAAGCAAAGTTAGGCACGAATGTGGTTGGAAATGGCCCAGCGTTTAGGGCCAGTGCTAGTGGAACTACAACACTAAGTGCATCACCAACGCTGATTAACCTAGCGGTTGAGAATTTTGATACAAACAACAACTTTTCAAGCAATCGTTTTACGCCAACCGTT